GGAGGATCGTATTATTGCTGGAGATTATTCTAAGTATGATCTTCGTATGCCTGCTCAGTTGACTCAGGCTGCCTTTTGTGTGATGATTCGTATTGCTAAGTGGTCTGAGAATTATTCTGAGAAGGATATTCGTACTATGGAAGCTATTGCCTATGAAGTTACTTGTCCTTTGGTTGCCTTTAATGGTGATCTTATGAGGTTTCTTGGTACTAATCCTTCTGGTCAGAATATGACTGTTTATGTGAATTCTATTGTTAATTCTTTGTTGAATAGACTTGGATTTTTCTCTGTTTATGATCAGTCTACTCTGGAAGAGGATGCTCCTGAATTCTGTGCTAGTCTTGGAAGGCCTGGTCGTTTCAGGGACTTTAATGCCTTGGCTATCTATGGTGATGATATTAAGGGTTCAGCTCGTGTTGGTCTTGATAGGCATAATCATGTGTCGTTTGCTAATTTTCTTGCTAAGAATGATATGAAGTTTACTATGCCTGATAAGGAGTCAGCTCCTGTTCCTTTCATGTTGGATACTGATGCTGATTTCTTGAAGCGTAAGAATCGTTTTGATCAGGATCTTGGCGGTGTAGTTGGTATGCTTGATGAGAATTCTATTTTTAAGTCGTTGCATTCTTCTTTGGCCTCTAAGGAGTGTACTCCTGAAGAGGTCTCAGCTCAGAATATTGATGGTGCTCTTCGTGAATGGTTTTTTCATGGAAGAGAAGTTTTTGAGCAGCGTCAGTCTGATATGCTGAAGGTTGTTGAGATGACTGGTGTGAAGCCTGTTGAAGTTTCTAAGTCTTTTGATGCTCGTGTTGATGAGTGGAAGGATAAGTATTCTCCTCAGAGTGGTGTGAAGCGTGTATTTAAGCCTTTTGAGGGTGGAGAAGAAGCTCCTTGTGTTTTGGGGCATAATGTTATGGCTGATGGTCGTCGTTATGAGTTCATTTTTGTTGGTAGAGGAGTTTTTGTTTCTACTAAGAATATTGGGCGTTTTAAGACTTTGATTTATAATAATCGTCGTTATGCTTTTGAAGAGTATGTTCCTGAATATGACTCATTACTTGGTATCATTTCTGTGTATTATGTGGCAGAATTGAGTCATTTGGCTAGTCCTGTGGAGTTTTCTGGTAAGGCTATTTTGAATAAGTGTCATATGGATTACTCTACTGCTGTTCGTTTGCGTCCTGCTATCTTTAAGGGGCGTGAGGGTAATCAGGATATTCCTAAGAATGCTATAGTTGAAGCTAAGACTTATGGACTGTCTAAGTTTTCATTGCCTTCTGGTCCTCGTTTTGATCATAAGGACTTCATTA